ATTAATTCATTAGGCACCGGAGTTGTTACGTTAAAATTTGAAGACGATAGCACACCTTGTTTAAAATGAACAAAGAAACCAGTGTTAGCACTGCTGCTTCCTTTGTTATCGTTCTTAAAAATAATGCCAAATTGATTTCCTGGAAGCGGAGTTTCTTCGTAAATTTGATTTTTACCTGCAAATGTCGAAGATACTAGTTCAAACTCCATTTGTATTCCTCCAATATTCTTAGAGAAAGAATACACCGGAACGTCGGCAGTTCTTGTGTTTAACTTATACTGCTCAGTTTGAATTCCGCCAATAACTGCGCTTGCATACGGCCGCCCGAATGCTGTGGGCTCAGAGACTGCGGCATTGATGATAGAAAGAAATTGTTGATACCAGTTCGGGTTCGAAGGATCGTTCCAACTAATAATAGAGTTAGCTAAATTAATTCCGTTCGAGTCGATTACGTTCTCAGATGTAGCAATCGACGTAACTTTTAAGAAGCCACTAGCCGGAACGTTTCTTTTTGGGTTGTAGTTGATTAATCTAGCTAATCTAAGGACGCTTTCTCTACGTTCTGCAGTTTCTAAGAAGTTTTCTCTAGCATTTAGATCGATACGAAAACTTAAATTTTGACCTATAAATGCAATTAGATCGATTAGAGCAATGTATTCACTACTGTCGACATAGTCATTAAATTCTTCGGGATAGTTTTCCCGAAGATAGGCAATCATGCTTCGTCGAAGTGTTTCAAAATCATAGCTTTTAAAGTCCGCATTGCGGAAACTTTGATAGATTTTTTTCCAATCTTCTGCTACAAGTAAACGATTATTAGTTGATGGTATCATTCTTTTATCTCTTCTGATACCGTATTTATACGCTAATTATATTGGTATATTATGATGTCAACCCTATTGACTTGTTAAAATTCAATACCATGTTTGATGTTTGATCTGTGCCGACATACTGAATTGTTATCTCTAACAGAAGACCATATTCTTGTTGATCGATGTTCATTTTGATAGGCACAGCTCGAGGATCAGATGTACATATTCGTCTAACATCCTCAACTATTGCATCTCTTACCTCGCCAGTGAAAGGCTCAAAGAGTAAATCCCAAATTATTGTTCCAAACTTTGGATTCATAACACGTTCGCCTTGCCTGGTGTTAAATTGATTTAGTATATCTTGTTTAATCAACGAGTAATCGTACAATCTAACACTAGTTGCTGCTGGATCTACAGTGCTGTACCCTGTATAAAACTGATTTTGCTTGATGGTTTGATTTACTACCGTAGCAGGTCCTGTAATTTCAATGCTTTTATATGCCATTTAACTTATCCTTGTGCGTTTGCTAATTGCTGTTTTACATATGGTATCTGGGCTCTCACCTTTGTTGCGGCGTCTTTTTTGCTAATGTATCCTTTTTTATCAGCATCTAGGCCGTTATTTTGTGAATATTGTTTTGATCCTGCTCTAAAAAGAACATAGTCGTCGGGCTTTCCTACCGCTGCGGGCCACAAGATCGACATATAAAGATCTTCAAGCGTCGGACTTGACACTTTTTTCAACGGGCCTGCTTGGAAATACTTTAATACCCAGTCCATTTGTTGGGTTCGTGTTAATGTTGCTAAAAAGTCTGTCGTTGTTCCGATCTGCTTGGCCGCAACCGGAACGAATTGTATTAACCCTGTTGCGCCGATAAAGTTTCTTAGTGAAGGATCGAACTTTCTTCCAGTTTCAAATGCCATGCACGCTAGTAAATCAATGTAATCTGCACCTATTTTATTGGCAACTTCTTTGACCTTGGCTATAAAATCTGCGTCGCGTGACCAGTTCGCGGGCTGCTTTCCGTTTGGTTCCGGTAACGGTTCTGCCGCAGTAGGCACTTCTCCTGATCTTGCGGCCTTTGTAGTTCCAACTGCGGCATCAGTCTTTTCTTGTGTAAACCGTTCTGCATTAGTATTTTCGTGGTGGTCCCACGGTTCGTGAGTCGGAACTCTTTGCATAATGCTAGTAATGTTTCCTGCTTTATAAAAGTTACCATTTGCCCAGCCGACTTCCTTTGATCTGTTAGGAAGCGAGTACATAGGGAGCTTTTCTGGTTGCTCGGGCGCTGTAGCAGCCTCAGCAGCAGGTCCGTTGAGATGAATTTCTCCACCCGACGCTAAAATAGTTCCGCCGGCTCCAAGGTTCATGTTGCTGCTCGATGTTATTCTTACTGCATCGCCGCTTGATACGTTTGCAGAACCTGCCGATTGAATCTTTAGATCACCCGACGCATAGATATTTGCATCTCCTGCAAACGCTAATTTCCCGTCTTGTTCAACAATCAACGATAAATTTTCTCTAACATTTACATTCATACTGGAGTTAGATTTTATGTTTACTTTTCGTCCAGCTTCAAAATTTATATCGCGATCTGCACGGAAGTTAAAGTCGTTTTCTGTGTGTATGCTAACGCTATCCTCTGCAAATATATCAATTTTTCCGTTCGAGGTAAGCTCAATCCACGCTGTTCCTTTACTATTTGCAATATAAATTAAGTCGTGACTGTTGTGCATCAAAATCTGATGCCCTGTTCTTGTTCGTAATCTAACTAATTCATTCTGCCCAGACTCGTCGCCGTCGTCCATTACAAATTGCGTTCCTCCGAGCCTACTAACAGGCGCCGATAATTTACTATCAGAGTATCCAATTTGTCGTTTTTTTCCTGCAGGATCTATTGGTCCTGGGGTCGAGATACCAAAGACCGAGCTTGGCACCTCTCTTCTTGCAGAGCTAGATGTTACACCACGAACAGTGTCTAGCAGCAACCCTTGCGCTAACAGTCTGTCTGCAAATGGATGCACTGGTTTTTTAATAGAATTAGGAGAGAACTGGTCCTTTTCGCTTTTCTTATGAAACTCTGCAACCGGAAGTAACTTTGTTCCGTATTTTAATTCCTGCTCCGGAGATAAATGCACGTTTTGACTTGCTGCAATTCCTGGAATCATATGATTCTGGAATCTATCTGGTATACATCCTATCCAGTAGCCTTGGTTTACATCGCCGTCGATAAAAATTACCAGGACTCGTGTTCCAACGTCAGGTGGAACAAACCACATACCGTAGCTTTTTTGCACGTCATCAAAATCTGCAGGGTTGTTCCCTTCGAATGCAACATTTGTAATTCCGTAAAATGGTGTCAGATACTGAACTACATAGGTCTGACTCTGCAGATCGTTCCCTGGAAGATACCCTTTTTCTAACACAACTTCAACTGAACCCATGTAGGTTGGATCAAGGAGGTTTGTAATCCTTGCGAGGTAAGGTCCAGGACCCGGTAATACGCTTCTAAGTCTTGCATCAATTGGCATAAGTTATGTTGCCTTTTTCATAATCGAATCTAACGGGCTGCCGGTTGAGAGGCTACCGTATTTGTTAACAACAGATGTTATTGTCCCAGAGACGTTTGGTATCTTAATATCTCCAGGTAATTTTTCTGCTACTTTATTTAGAGTTGCTTCGACACTCGCAACTTTATTTGCAACCGAAACAACTCCCGACTGCACAGTGTTGACTTTTTCTGTAATATCTCCAACTACACTGTTAATTTGCGATTGCATTGATGCTATCTTTCCTGTTAAGGCCGTTGTATCTGCTCCTAGTGTGTTTGCTAATTTGCCAAGAGGGGAACCAGTTATCTTATCTAGTGCTGCAGAAACATCCGGTAATTGAACATCCGGAGCAGTGAGTGTCGGGAAAGTCGAAGGTATATTTGCTAAGGAATTTAACGGAATGTTGTTTACAAGAAGTCCGTCTTTTATCGCTGTATTTAAATCGACACTAGTCGGAACTTGTTCAGCAGCTTTAGCAATAGTATCTGTAAGTTTTGTTTTTAAATCGCCCGTTAGACCCGCAATGTTTGATAATTCAACACCTAGCTGAGATGAAATTGCATCTTGTGCGCCTTTTAATGCATCTATCTTTGACTGCACGTTTGACACTAACCCGGCGGCATTTTTTTCTAAATTGCCGATTGCCGACATTGCAGACGAACTTAACTGATCTGCTTTTGCTGTTAACGATGTTAAATTAGTTTCTACAGCGGTTGTTATTTTGTTAGATAAGTCTGTCGCTTTTAATACCTCTGATGCTATCTTATCTGTACCAGGAATACCTAATTTTTGTGCTGTGTTTGTAATTTGATTAATAGTTGCGCCAGCTGAATTAATATTCGTCGATACTGCCGATAAACCTGACTGTGCCAACCGAACTGCTGAGCTAACTCCTGTTAAGTCGTTGAGTGCGCCGGCGGCGCTAGTAGCAGACTGAACAACATTGTTAATTTGACCAGTTACCGATGTAATCCCGCTTGAAAACGCGTTGCTTGCGTTGCTTACGAAGTTTGATAATTCCCCGGGTAAACTAGCTGTTGGGATAGCAGTTGTTAGAATGTCAGATAACAACGCGCTAGTTAATTTACGTGTTGGGTTTGCAATCTCTGCAGGTATAGGTGTTGTAAGGTTTGCAGGATCAACATCAGTATCAACTAATGCTGTCTTTGACGCAACGGGTGTTGCTAAATCTCTCGGCAGTTGTGCTGGTATTCTAATTGTTTTTAATGTCTGAGAGAAAACCCCGTCCTTGAACACGTTCAATACTGTAATAACTCTAAACACGCCACTATAAATTGACAACGCATCGTTAAAAATTGCTTCTCCTGTAACAGGATCTATGTCTACTGGATTTCTAAATTTTATCGAAATGATAACATCTTTATTTAGATACGGCGCTTCGCCTGATCCCACTGTATTATCTGCGTTGGTAAAAGGTCTATAATTACCTATGCCGCCGGTTACTAGATAAAAAGGATCGCCGAGTATTTCCATCTCAACTTGGCACTGATCGACATTATCAAGAATTGCCTGATGCAAGTTCTTTGCCATAGTAGCGTACGGGTCTACCTGCGGAGGAATAGCATTTAAAGAGTTACCGACATGGATCTGCGATTGGCGAATATCTGTTCGCACCTGCGATCGATTTTCTGCTTTATCGCCTGCACCAGTTTGATCGCTTGCTCTTAGAAGAGTAGTGTCTGCTGGTTTAATTCCGTCTACCTGCGAAGGATTATCTTCTTTATTACCAAGTTTGTGAGGAATTGCCTGGAAATAGAGAGTGTTAAACTTTAATTCTAGCCGTTTAATATCGACATTTTTTCCGGTATACAGATATTCGTATTCTCTACTTAACACTGAAATTAATTTTGTCACATCGACTGCATCGCTTTGTGCCAGAGGGATTCGAGTATAATGAATTTTATACGGGAGAACAATATATCTATATTTGTAAAACGGCTTATTCCTAGTTTTATCAAACTCTGGTAGTTCTTCTACTTCTAAATTGACAATAAAATAATCTACATAACCGTAGTCGTCAACACACTTAGGATAATTTTTGAGAATATCTCTTGTGTATTCACTATCTCGAATTATAGCAATAATGCATTCGTGAATATTTGCACGCTCTGCAAACGATACCACTGGTGTCGTTGGGTCGTATTTTACAGTTTTTTCTTTATCGTCGCTCGGTTTTGCAAATTTATAAACTGCTCTGTCTTTTAAGACCTCAAGAAGTTTTTTATCTGCAATATCTTTATTAATTTCAGATACATCAAAGCCTGTTTCTGTGACTCTTGGTATTACAATTTCGTAAATATCTCTTCCTGTTTTTTGCTCAGAAGACTTTTTTTCAGATTCTTTATCGGTTTGTATCGAATTATTAATTTCGCTTTCAAGTGATTTCAAAATCTCTTGCACTGTGGTTCCGTGAATTTGCACGTTTGACTTTAGTAAGGACGGTTCGCCGAACCCTCTCTCATTAAACGGAACTCCGCTACATGTATATCTTGCGCCAGATTCATTTACGGTTACTTCCAGCCCTGTAAACGCAAATACAAAGTATCTAGTTGCGTTTGGAACAATCACCGGATCTGGAAGCAGGGCATCGTCCGGATACCCCATGAACTCGACCTTCAGAAGGAAAGGAGTGGTAGCGTAGGTTTCGTAACCTGCGGCCACTGCTGCTGCCTGTAATGCCTCGATGAATCCGGACATGCTATACGGTTCAACGACGTCGAACTTAATATTTGTGGCTACGCTGAGGCTCGTTCGATTGTCAAACCCCATAATTGTATCTATTGACACGTTATCAAGATAGAAGTCAAATCTACCAGGACTGTTCTTGTTAAAACTGTTTACAAAATCAACTGAATCTTTATTAGTCGATGCAATGTTTGAGACACTCATACCTTGGGTGCCTTTACCGGCAGACTTTGCAATGACAAAATAATCTTGTTGCTCTCGATAACTAAGAGGGTTCTTTAACGAATCTTTTTTAAGAGACGCGAGAGTAAACAAGTAGGTATAAGATCGATAGGAGTCAAGTGCGTTTCTTTTATTTGCCTTTACGATTTTATAACTTATTTGGTCTGATTTTTTCGATGTTTTGCTTTCAATATCTGCCATTATTAGATACCTAATGTGGTTTTTAGATAAGACAACTTTAGAAGATAAATTACCTGCCCTGCATAAAAATCGTAAATTGGATCTTTAATGACGTCTTTGTTTCTTACAGCAAATACCCACCAAAGATTTGAATCGCCGTACAAGTCGTATGCTAACAAATCTGGTCTATATTCGTATTGGCTTGTTATTTCGTATCTTACATCGTCGGTTTCTCCGGTAAGATTTCTCAATGATAAGATATCAAGGTACGACCCGTTTAACGGAGTATGATAATACGGACTTAGCTTCGAGTATGTAGTCATTAAATAAAGCCCTTTGATCTTTGATCTTTCGTTAGCCAACCAGTAACCGATGCTTCGAGCATTTCTTTTCTACTATATATCGGTATTAAAGATACTGTAATTGTTGATACAGTCGGGGCCATTGAGTTTCCATAAAACTTCGCAACCTTGCCTGCATCTATATAATCTACATCTTGCGGTAACTGGATTGATACTTGTTTAACTGCCACCGGTGTATTATCGTATACGTAATTTCCGTATGCAAAAAGTCTGCAAACAGGCGGCGGGGCGCCGGCGTTCTGATCGTCACTAAATTTCATTTTGGTTAATGCTCTTAACAAATGGACAGTTGCTAAAAATATCCCTGCTTCGGTCTCGTTTTGCACTGTAAACTTTCCAGTAATTACAATCTCGCCAACGGAGCTATTCTTATAAAAATATTGAGTGTAATTAGAATGGGGTACATTGACAGCACTGTAACTTGCAGAATTTTCTATTTTAATGTCAGGCGTATACGGAAACACTATTCCGCCGTTTATAGTTAACTCATTGTTCGGACCTGCTGCTTGTCCAACGAGATAAGAACTCGGTACCTTGATTCTAACTCTTCGATCTACTTTTTCGTTCACTGTAGGATATGCTGGGGTAATTTTTTTTGACTCGGTACTAGGAGTGTTGCGGAAAGACTTGGTCTCAAAAGCCTTCGACACATTAAGGAACGCCTTGACACTCATTGTACCCGACTCAGCGCCTACGGTACCAGTTGATCCATCATTATCAGTAGTGTTCGAAACAACACCACTTGTTGCGTATTTTTCTGTAGTTTCTGAATCCGACATCGACACATTAGTCGTTTCGGTAGTCTTAACCGTAGACTCTTGTGCTAACCCAGCTAATGACCGCTCGGCGCGTTCTAGTAATCTTTGTTCTTCGTTAATAGTATTTTGAAGAGCAGTTGTTGCAGCCCTTGCAGAGGTAAGTTTAGTTCCAACCGACGACTCTCTGCTAATCAAAGAATACATTTCGTTCGTTAACGAATAATACTCAGAACTCGTAACGCTAGCAGTCTTTAGTAATTGATTAACATCGTACATTCTATTTTTTATAGCAGAGTATTCCTGATTTAAGTCAGATCTGTCCTCGATCTGCTTTTGAACAGTGTCCTCTAACTCTGCTATTTTTGCTTTCGATGCAGTAATCGTTTGTAGTAATTCGTCCTGTGTTGCCATACCTTATCCTTATACAATATTTATCTGCATATTTTGTATGCAGATAATGGTCGACATTAGAAAAATTCTTGGTTATAATATATTAAAAAGGAAGGTCTATGACAACTATACCAGGAAGAAAAGTAAAATATCTAAACAACAAAGATTTGCTAGCAGAGATACACAAAAGCAAATGCAGCTTTAGCAAGTTTTTAGACAACACATGCAAACAACATGATATTATTGTTTCCGATATCAAAGAAATTACCGATAAAATTATTCTTCAGGCTAAAATCAATCGAGCAAAGCGGCTCGGAGTTGAAGCATTTATTAAAGCCAGAGAAGATGGCGATAAAAAAATCAAACTAGTAGATTGCACTCCAGATCCTCAAACTATTTTAACAACTGACATTGTGATTCGAGTAATGACATATGATCATATTCCGGTTGCACCGGGTAGAAAAAAGACCACAAAGTCAGTAGCCGATGCTCACGAAAAAGTAAATTTTCCACCGTTTCAACATTTCAAATTTAATGAATCTAACGAGTTAATATGTGTCGGAAAGAGTCACTGGAAAGGCGATTTAGACACTGGTTATTTCTCCAAGGATCATGGTAGAATTACAGAGAACCTCGGTCGCATGTTTATAAAACTATCCGAAAGATATGCACAGCGATCAAACTGGAGAGGCTACACATACATCGAAGAAATGAAAGGCCAAGCAATTTTACAACTTAGTCAAATTGGTCTTCAATTCGACGAAAGCAAGAGTGAAAACCCGTTTGCATATTACACCGCAGCCGTAACTAATTCGTTTACTAGAGTTTTAAACATCGAACGAAAGAATCAAAATATTCGCGACGATCTCCTCGAAGAAGCTGGGTTAACTCCGAGCTCTACTCGTCAAAACCAACAAGAGTTTGCCGAAGAAATTGCAAAGCAAGCCGAGCTATACAAAACTCTTCGAATGCCTAAGAGCAACGAAGAGCCAGAAATGATCGAAGAAGACGAAGAAATTACTTGATTTTCTAATCTCCTATATGCTATATTAGCTATAGGAGATTATTTTTATGCAATTATTTAAAAAGGTTGCTGTATTCACGGACATCCATTATGGCCTAAAGGGAAATAGCTTAGTTCACCTTCAAGACTGCGAAGATTTTGTAGATTGGTTTATTCGCGAAGCTAAAGCAGCAGGTTGCGATACTTGTATTTTTTCGGGAGATTGGCATCATAATCGAAATACCATGAACCTGGTAACATTAGATGCTAGTATTCGTTCTCTAGAAAAGATCGGAGCAGCATTTGATCAATTCTTCTGGTTCCCCGGAAATCACGATTTGTTTTACAAAGACAAACGGGACATTCATAGCACTGCATTTGGTCGTCACATTCCGGGAGTAACAATTGTCGATAAAGTAACTACTATCGGCGATGTAACTTTAGTTCCTTGGCTCGTCGGGGACGAGTGGAAAAACATTCAGAAGATCAAAAGCAAATACATCTTTGGACACTTTGAATTACCGTCGTTTTATATGAATGCAATGGTTCAGATGCCAGACCATGGCGAATTACAGTCGACTCATTTTCAAAACCAAGATTATGTGTTTAGCGGTCATTTCCACAAGCGTCAAAACCAAGGAAAAATTTGGTACATCGGCAACGCTTTCCCTCACAATTTTGCAGACACCTGGGACGACGATCGTGGGATGATGATCCTCGAATGGGGTGGGGTTCCGGAATTTAAAACCTGGGAGGATGCGCCGAAGTTTCGAACACTAAAGCTTAGTCAGCTAATTGATGAAAAGGACAAAATCCTTAAATCTAAAATGTATCTAAAAGTAAATTTAGATATTGATATTACGTACGAAGAAGCAAACTTTTTAAAAGAGACTTTTATGTCCGATTACGATATTCGAGAAATTAGTCTTATTCAAGAAAAGGTCAGTCTTGAAAGTACCACAGACGACAATCCAGATACCGAATTTGAAAGTGTAGACAAGATTGTATCGCAGGAACTTTTAAACATTTCTAGTGAAAACTTCGACCCAAAGGTTCTATTATCAATTTACAATAACTTATAACAATAAAAGAGTGTATGGGAATAATAATAAAAAATATCACCACTAAGAACTTCTTATCAGTTGGTAATCTTACCCAAGCTGTAAACTTCAACAAAGAACATTTGACACTAGTTCTCGGTTCTAATTTAGATCTTGGCGGAGACGATGCCGGCAGCAAAAATGGAACAGGCAAGACAACTATTGCAAATGCGCTGTCGTATGCACTATACGGTCAGGCACTAACTAACATTAAAAAAGAAAACCTGATCAATAAAATCAACGGTAAAGGCATGTTAGTTACCGTTGAGTTTGACATTAACAATGTTTCTTACAAAATCGAAAGGGGAAGAAAACCTAACGTTCTTAAACTGTATATCAACGGTAATGAACGAAAAGAGGAAAAAGTCGATGACGATGCTCAAGGAGACAGTAGGGAAACTCAAAAGTTTATCGATCAATTAATCGGCATGAGCCATACGATGTTTAAACATCTTGTTGCTTTAAACACATATGCCGAGCCATTTCTGTCAATGAAAGCTGCCGATCAACGAGAAGTTATCGAGCAATTGCTCGGTATCACCCTGCTAAGCGAAAAGGCAGAATCTCTCAAACAACTAAACAAAGTCATTAAGGATCAGATCCAGTCTGAGCAGTATAAAATCGAAGGCATAAAGACTGCAAACGAAAATGTTCAAAAAAGTATCAACTCTCTTTTAATTAAAAGTAAAGCTTGGGATACAAAGAAAACCGCAGACATTGAAAAATTGGCAAACTCTATTGCCGATCTAGAAAGTGTCGATATTGATAAAGAACTACAAGCACACGCTACATTAAAGGACTGGTCTGAAAAGAATGCAAAACTGGCATCACTTAGAAAACAAAAAGCAAGCTACGAATCTGCGCTTATCCAGGCAGAAAAAACTGTCAGAAAATATACACAAGAAGTTACATCGCTCGCAGACAAAAAATGCCCACAGTGTGAACAAGAATTACATGATCACAAACACCAAGAGTTAGTCGATGAGGCAGAAAAAAATCTGTCAGATGCAGAGCAATACCTAACAACTGTCATTAATCAGCTCGACTCGTATCAACGTCAAATCGACGAGTTGGCAGATATCGGTTCACCTCCGGTTACATTCTACGATACAGAAGCCGAAGCACTTGGCCATATGAACAACTTAAAGAGCCTCGAAGCTGCAATTGCTGCAAGATCAGATGAAGTTAATCCGTACATTGAACAGATCGACGAATTGAAAAAAACTGCCATACAAGAGATATCTTGGGACAATATTAATGAGCTAACAAAGACTCGCGATCATCAAGAATTCTTGTTAAAATTACTTACAAATAAAGACAGTTTTATTCGTAAGAAAATTATCGACCAGAATCTAAGTTACTTAAATAAGAGACTCGGATATTATATCGAAAAACTTGGACTTCCTCACTTAGTTGTTTTTCAAAACGACTTAGCAGTAGAAATTACTAACTATGGTCAAGAACTAGACTTTGACAATCTGTCAAGAGGAGAGCGAAATAGACTAATACTTTCTCTAAGCTTTGGCTTTAGAGATGTGTGGGAAAATTTGTACGAGAACATTAATTTACTGTTCATCGACGAACTTTTAGATTCGGGCATGGATAGTGCAGGTGTCGAAGCTGGCTTAGGAATGTTGAAAAAAATGGCTCGCGAACGTAGCAAAAACATTTTCTTAATTTCTCACAAAGAGGAACTTGTTGGTAGAGTAAACAACGTTCTTCGAGTTATAAAAGAATCCGGGTTTACTACATACAGCACTTCTACAGAAATCGAAGAATAACTCAAATTTAATCCTGGCATGCATCGAATAAACATAAACAAGTATATGGAGTTCCATCAACAACTCATTGAGTTGTTTGCGGAATATCACAACGGGCATCTTGGATTTATCAAAAGGCCAAGCATTTATCGGGTCTATCCTGTTAACAAGGCACTACGAAAAATTTCAAAGCTCGCTAAAGAATTTAAACGGAGTAATGTTGCACTAAAGCACACTATTCCAAAGATTGAATCTCAGATTCGCACTTATAAAGGAAAGAAATAATATGGAAAATACCACTAAGCAAATTCAAGATCAACTCGCAATTTACATTGAAGAAAACGCTAAGTTTGAAAGCGGCAACGCTGCTGCAGGCACTCGTGCTCGCAAGGCACTAGGTGAGCTAGGCAAGCTTGTTAAAGCACGCCGCAATGAAATTACTGAAGAAAAGAATGCTCGCAAGGAAGCAAAGGAAGCAGCTAAGTCCGCTACTTAAAATAGCAGTTTACTAAGAAACTCCGCATGTAAATTCAAATTTTGCATGCGGAGTTTTTTTGCGGGATAATTAAGTGTATAGATTAAGGACAACACATGGCAAGTAAGAGCAAGACAAAAGGCGCAACGTGGGAACGTGAGTTTGCAAACTTTTTAGGCGAATTATACGGTGAAAAGTTTGTTCGTGTTCCAAACAGTGGTGCATTTGTTGGAGGCTCTAACTCTGTTAGAAAAGCAGGGCTCGATGCAGGCCAGATTCAAAGTTTTAAAGGCGACATTATGCCGCCAAGTTCGTGGATACACTTTAACTGCGAATGCAAGAACTACAAAGAATTTCCTTTCCACCAGCTACCTTCCGGCACTGTGGCTATCCTTGAAAAATGGATTTCACAGTGCTGCGAAGCTGCTGAGCCTAATGACTTCAGCTTTGTTGTTATTAAAATTACTCGCAAGGGTACATATATTCTCGCTCCTCAACATCCGTCAATTAATCCCGGCTCTCACTATTTCTCTTATCAATCATCAAATCACGGCTCTTGGTACCTTTTGGACTATAAATTATTCTGGAATCTTAATAAAGAGGTTGTAAAAAGCCTTTCATCTGTTGTATAGTTGTATTACTTAAGACGCTCAGAGAAGCGTTCCTTGTGGGTTAAGGTTAGCGGGCCAAATGTTTAATTCCGCCGGAAAATCCGTCCTGATGTGAGGCGGTCATCCAGATCTGTGTTCCACACGCGGGCTTTCAAGCACTACCCTTTCTGTCGCGAGAAAGGATGCCTTAAATCGACTACCTGACGCTAGATGCACACATAGGTTTTACGGTTTGCTTGATCGGAATGGTTAAAATCTATGAAATACGTGAGTACATAATAGACGTAACAATTCTGTCATGAATTAGAAAAGCACCTGAAACTAATTCTTAAAAATCGTTGCTGGCGGGTATAGGAACAGAGCCCAGAGCAGGAGTTCATAGTCAATAAGAGAGGCATTAGTAAACCAGCCTCTTGAAAGTCCAGCTGCAGACCAGTGCGACGGGTCAATTTTTTTGTGCACCCACCCTTACTGGGTGCACTCTGGCTCTAGGTCATACCTCTTAGAAATAATTAAATTTATAAACAAATACAGCTTCATAAAAAAATAAAAACAAAAACTTTTGTTGCGCTAGCAATAAAAGTTTTAGGTTGTGCGTAAGCATAACCTTTCTCTTAGAGCGTACAGTGAGTTAGCGGTAAATATCAGTAAGGATATACCGCAATGAAACAATACTACAAAGAATACGCATACACAAAGATCCCGGTAGGAAAGTACAAGGGAGTTTATCTAAAAGATGTTCCTTCTGATTATTTGCATTGGGCTGCTTCTAACTGGTCTGATCGCAACATCACATCTGCAATTCGCATAGAGCTACACAGGCGTACTCCTGAGCTACGTTCTTAACATTTTCTGCATAAATAATTTTACCGTTTAAGGATTATTATCATGAAGATGCATGAACTACTAAGCGAAGGTGAAAAGCTCGACGAGTTAAACCTTGCAGGAATTGGAAGTGCTATAGGTCGAGGTCTTGGAGCCGCTGGCAGAGGTGTTGCAGGCGCAGCAAGAGCCGCCGGGCCTATAGTAGGAAAAGCTGCTGGCATGGCAGGAAGAGGTATTGCTAAAGGTGCACAAGCGGTTGGACAATACGCCCCTGGTGTTATTAAAGGCGTGGGCGATATTGCAGGAGCCGCTACAGGCGCTGTCGGTAATGTTGCTGCACAAACAGCCGGCGGAGTTGCACAAACTGTCGGTGCAATGCCAGGCGGATTTATGCACGGTTACAACGTTGCAAGACACGGCGGAAAGTTTGGTGCAGGCGGACCTATGGCAGGCCATGAAGCAGGTAATTGGGCATCTGGTCCGGCTAATGCTGCAAGCGGTTCTACAGGTTCGTTTAGTGGCGCAGATGTCAGATCTGAAGCTGAGCCGGAACCAGCAAATGCTAATTCAGTCTTTGCAAGTTACAATTCATTAAACGCAAGGCAAAAAAAGGCGTTTATGAAGAAAGCAGGACTAGGTCCACAGCAAGCTACACAAACGCCTGAATCGATCGAATATGTCGATTTAAATCGTATTATCCAATTATCGGATATCAAAAAGACAGCCGACTGATTAGAAAAATGGAAGGCGAGTTTCCTTTGTGATTTCTAAATTAGATTTAATCAAATCGGTAATTAGCTGTCGTTCAGTAAGGGTGAGATCATGAGCCTCTGTTAGGCTCATGCCCCCTCTCATATACCAGCAGAGTTTAATTATTTCTTCTTTAATGGCTTTTGCCTCTTGATCCATTTCTGCTGTTAGTGCGTTAATTTCGTCAAGAGATAAAGGCAAAAGCCTTATCCGAAAAAAGTTGACGGGTCAAACTCTAACGGAATAACAATCTCTGCGTCCTTACACCCTAGCTCAATCATTTCTTGAGTCGGTGTGATCCTAATTGGATCAACTCTATTGTTTTCTTTTAATCGCTCGATGTGAGATTTAATAACGTCGGAAATCTCCTTGTCAACGTTATTCATAAACTCTTGAATATATTCAAAAACTTCGGTTGATCCGCTACTAGTGTCAACGCGATACACAGAGTTGTTAACAATACCAACAGTAATGTCTTGCAACTTTTTAAATGCATCGTTATACACTTCTGCACGAGCAGTTTCGCTCATTGAAGTGTCACTTGCTGCGGCTTGAATTAAACGTTGAGTTTCGAACGTCTTCGTAGCACTAATGCTAACGGTTTTGTAGTCAAACGGCTTAACGTAAACTACTAACTCTGGGTTAATTTGGATAGCAGGTTCCCAGGTAATTTTTCTTTGCAACGAATCGAGCACATATCTAAGATCAAGTTGATAATCATACTCAGTTTCGCCAAACTTAATCGGTAACTTCATTTGATCGCCGTAAGTGGCGATACGAATAGCAATAAGAATTACGTCTAAGTCGATATTAGGAATAGCCCATGCATTTCTAATGTTTGGAATGCAGTGTTGAATTACGTCAACAATGCCTTGGCCATTTAGCAGAGCATCTGGGACTTTTAAAGTGAGTTCGTCTTTAGCAGTCATTGAGTAAACAGGAAATTCTCCGGTCTCGGTTACTTCTAAACTTCCCTTAGGCCAATACATACCATTACTCGGTAAAGTAATGTATAACTTAGGCTGGCGCATAAAGTTTTGTAGCGGATTGTTGCTAGTTAGAGGCTGTTTTTGCATTGAGATCTCCTATAAATACTAATACTCGATTTAGATTAATATTTATCTGCGTAGATAACTCAGGAAAAAACAATGGCTGACGTAACAGGTAGTATAGGCAATCAACCGGTAGAGTTAGATAATGCCGCAACAGAAAAAACGTTAAGAGAGATTTTAGCGTCAATTAATCGCCTCAATGGCACAATAGTTAGAGGCGGTGGAGGATCTGGTGGCGGTGGAGGAACCGGCGGAGGAGGATCTGGTGGACCGAGCTCGTCGATTCCTGCATTCAATGCACTTAACGTAGTCCTTGGCTTAGTAAGAGGAACATTTAATTTTTTGTCTAACGTAGTGGCCGGATTAGCTACGGCCATCGGAGCAACAACTGGGTTATTTGTTAACATAGCAGATGAAGCAATTCAGGGTAAACTATCCTTATCATCTTTCTACACAAATCTAGAAAATGTAGCAAGTCAAATTCCTAT